CTTTATGGCTTGGTGGGAGTCTTCCGGTGATCACCGGGAGCGCGAGACTTGGATCGAAGCTAACCCCGGCTTTGGAGATCTAAACGCCGAGTCAGACTTCGAGTCTGCCGTCCGGAGAGTAGTGGAGAGCGAGTTTCGTACGAAACGGTGCAACCAATTCGTCAGCTCTCAAGAGACTTGGCTACCGGAGGGATCTTGGGACGCTTTAGCTGGTGATTTTGAGATCAAAGAAGATGACGAAATAATCCTTGGCTTCGACGGCTCTTTCAACAACGACACGACCGTAATCGTCGGCGCGACTATACCCAAGGAAGGCGAGAGCTCCCGAGTGTTCGTCGTAGGGGCTTGGGAGAAAGATCCGGAAATCCACGATCATAATTGGCGGGTAGATATTGGCGAAGTAGAGCAAGCGATAGTTAGGTTCTGTCAAAAGCACCCTAACGTTAGAGAAGTGGCTTGCGACCCCTTCCGTTGGGAGCGCACTATGGAGATCCTTGAATCCGACTACGGTATTCCGATCGTAAAGTGGCCGTCTACAAGTGCTCGCCGAATGGTACCGGCTTGCGCTAAATTCTACGACGCGGTCGCGGAAGGTAAGCTCGAGCACGACGGCGATCCGCTTTTAGCGCGTCACATAAGCAACGCGATCGTAAAAGTTGATAACGTTGGGCCACGAATTGTAAAAGAGAATCGACAATCTCCGCGGAAGATCGACGCGGCGGTTGCCGCCGTAATCGCACTCGATAGAGCGCTTACGGGTAGAATGGAAGAAGTAGTCCCGGAGTTTTTCTTTTAGGTGATAATGGCAAGTATTTTACAAGCCGCGGGAGCGGCAATAATAACTCTCGGAGTAGGGCTAATTTTTATCCCGGCCGGGCTAATAGTCGGCGGGCTTTTCGTCGTAGCTTTTGGAGTGGCTTTGGAGCGTGGAAATGCTGAATAATCTAATCGAGAATAGAGCGATCAGCTTTCAAACTCTTTGGGGAGCCGGATCGGACTTCGAGCTTGGGACTCGCTCGGGCACGATCATAAATCAAGAAACCGCTCTCCAAATAAACGCGGTTTACTCGGCGATCTCACTAATTAGCAACACGATCTCTACCCTTCCGGTCGATTGCTATATCCGACGTGACGGATCCCCGAAGGCTTTCCGTCCGGCTCCAACTTGGGTACAGCGTCCGGACGTGGACTTCTCCGAGAAGTCTGGCTTCTATTCCGCGGTCGTTACGAGTCTCTTGCTCGACGGCAACGCTTTTATTCGCGTCTTCGCGAACCCGGCCGGCGAGGTTGTAAACCTTTCGGTACTAAACCCCCTCGCGGTCGAGGTCAAGCGCAACGGCGTCGGTCAAGTTATGTTTACGGTCACCGGGGAAAATCGAGCCCTAACGTCCGAAGAAGTGCTACACATTACGGACGTCGTAAGGCCCGGTCAAATCCGCGGAGTGAGCCGCGTAGAGGCTCTCAAGGAGAATCTAGGACTAGCCCTAGCACTCCAAGAATACTCCGCTCGCTTCTTTGGGCAGGGCGCGAACCCAACCGGCGTAATCGAGTTCGAAGGCAACCTAACCGCCGAGCAAGCTAAGAATCTTGCCGACGGCTTCGACGCTAGGCACCGTAACAGCGGACGCCGAGCTCACAAGACGGGAGTTCTTTCCGGCGGAGCGAAGTATAAGCAAACTTCCGTAGATCCGGAGAAGTCTCAAGCTATCGAAGCTCGCCGCTTGGCGATCGAAGACGTGGCCCGAGCCTTCTCGATCCCGAGCAACTTCCTAAACCTTCCCGGCACGAACACCTACTCGAGCGTGGAACAAAATTCGCTTATGTACGTCAAGTATTGCGTCCGGCCGATCGTGGAGAAGATCGAGGGCGCTATGAGCCAACTTCTCACGCGCTACCAAGGCGGAGAGACGGCGTACCTAAAATTCTCGTTGGACGGGCTACTTAGGGCAGACTACGAAACCCGTAACCGCTCTTACAGCGTTGGACTCCAAGCCGGCTTCTACACGGTAAACGATATCCGCCGCTTCGAGAATCTTGGACGAATCGAAGATCCAAGCGCCGACGTCGTACGCGTCCCGCTAGCTAACGTAAACGTAAGCGACGCGGAGATCACCGGTCAGCAAGCCCGGGTAAAAATGGCTCGCGATCTCGTAATGGTTGGATACGATCCGGCCGAGACGCTGGCCGCCTTCGAGTTGCCGTCGATTACCCACACCGGACTACCGAGCACTCAGCTCCAACAGGTATCTCAAATAGATCCGACCGATCCCGAAAGCGTGTACCCCGGCTAATGACTATCTACACCGATCGAATTACCTTGGGCACGGCCGCGACCTTGATCGTGCCTAATGACAATATGGCTCAAGAGGTTCACTTGCACAATATGACGAAGAGCTCCAACGAATATATCCACGTTGGAAACTCAGCGGTCAGCACGGCTAACTCGATCCACATAGATCCGGGCGCGGATCTAACCCTAATGCTCCGTCCGGGAGACGCTCTTTATGCGCTCTCGGATCCGTCCGGGCTCGACGTAGGAGTTCTAAGGATCACGAAGGGCGACTAACTTGCCGTATTTTGTTACCAATGAATCTCCCGATTGCTCGGCTTGGGCAGTCGTGAAAGAAGACGGCGAGCTAGTTGCTTGCCACGAAACCGAAGAAGACGCGATCTCTCAAATGGTCGCGATCTCGATTAGCGAGGAGTTGGAACCCGGTGGCACTTATTCCGGATCCTTCCGGGCTTCCCCGGAAGAGCTCGACGTTGGAGACTTCGTCCGCTGGCAATCGTCCGGCGGTCAAGCCCAAGGCAGAATCGTCGAAATTGAAAGAGACGGGGAGATCAACGTCCCCGGATCAAGCTTCACAATCCAAGGAGAGCCCGACGATCCCGCCGCGCTTATCCGAATCTACCGCGAAGGCGAAGAAGGTTGGGAAGAAAGCGAAACCCTAGTCGGGCATAAGTTTTCTACCCTTACCAAGATCGTCGCTTTGCGATCCGAGAGCCGGGATCTCCCGGACGCTTACCGGCCCGCGAATAGCGAAGACGTCCCCGAAGGACGCGCTTGCGGCAACTGTATTTTCTATAACGAGGATCGGATCAACGAAGAGGGCCTTAGCTATTGCGACTATTGGGAAGAGCACGTACGCGGAGATTACTATTGCAACGCTTGGGAGCCTAACGAATCTAGTCGAGCGATCCGGGACGTAAACCTAGATCCGCCGGCGTATATGAGAGCGGCCGCTAGGCAGGGCTTGAGATACTACGAGCAAGGCTTGGCCGGAGACGGCTTGGTAGATCGCACCGTACGCGAAGCTCGAGCTATGGCCCAAGGATCCGTAACAGCGGACAAGTGGGTAAGGATCGCGGCTTGGATCGCTAGGCATATGCCAGATCTCGACGCACCGGCGGCGGATCCGGATAACGAAAACTACCCAAGTCCGGGAGTCGTGGCTCATCTTCTTTGGGGAAGCGGGCCGTCGAAGCGATCAGCGAACCGAGCTTTAGAATACGCTCAAGGAGTTGTTAGTAGAATAGAAGCAGAAAACGAAGGACGAGCGAAAGGCGAAGCTTTGTCAAAGATTGAGACTCGGGTAACTCCGACCGATATCGAAGTCCGCGAGGACGAAGAAACCGGCGGTATGTTGTTCGAAGGTTACGCGGCGGTATTTGATAGCCCGAGCGAGCCACTTCCGTTTATCGAGCGGATTGCTAAGGGCGCTTTCCGCGGATCCCTAAAACAGCGTAACGATATCAAAATGCTATGGAACCACGATACCGGCCAGATCCTAGGATCTACCCGCGCCGGAAACTTGGAGCTCCGTGAAGACGAGCGCGGCCTAAAGGTTAGAGCTCACCTACCGAACACAACTCTCGGCCGGGATACCGCCGAGCTTTTGAGATCCAAGATCGTGGACTCTATGAGCTTCGGATTTTCCGTACCCCGTGACGGAGACGAATGGAACCCGGACGGCACCGAGCGCACTCTAAAGGCAGTTAGACTCCACGAAGTTAGCTTGGTCGCTAATCCGGCATATTCCGCCACTACCGGTACCACTAGCGTCCGCGGCCTTGACGCGATCGCTCTCCGGGCCGACGTGGACGCCGATACTCTGGCCGACGCTCTTCTAAAGATCGAGTCCGGCGAGAATATGACTATCGAGGAGAAGTCCTTGGTCACTAAGGTCTTGGATACCCTAGCTCCGGAGACGGACTCCGAAGACGACTTCGACGGCGTAGCTTGGCTAAACCTAAAGAAGAAGAAGCTAGAAACCCTAATCAAGAAGGCGTAATTATGAATAAAGAAGAAGTCAAGAAGCGAATTTTAGACGCACTCGGTAACCCTTCGTCCGGAGCGATCGTAGATCACTTGGACACGATTGCCGAGGCTATTGTTGGCCGCGATAAGAAATCCGGATACAAGCCGAACGCCATAGACGGCGACGGCGACGGACTAGTTCAAGACGGAACAAAATACGAGCGGTCAGCTAAAGAAACTCGCGTTATTGGGGCCTCGGACAAGAGGTAGAGTCGAGTTTTCCCGGCCGGGCTTCTTCCCCCCGGCCGGGTTTTTCTTTGCCCGGATCTTCTATAACGGAATGATAACGTTTTAGTAATTTTCTAAAAAAAGCCTTGACACGGCGCGGAACTCTGGTAACTTTGTACATAGAGGCACCCAACCGGGAGCCAAGAAAGGGAAGAAAATGTACAACACTAACTACACAATCCTTAAGGGTACAGACACTCTAAAGAAGGCCGAAGACTTCGTCGCTAAGTTTTACGCAAACGACGAGAGCGTAGTTATCGAGACTCAGGGCAAGGGCGAGTACGTCCGTTACGTAGTAGTCGCTTACTAGAAAGGGAAGACAATGGAGACAATCAACTCAATCAAGATCAACGGCCGGGAGGTCACTCCGGGCACCGAGCTAAAGATCCAAGGCGAGCGCGGACGCTTCCGCTTTATGAAGTTCGTCCGTAACAACGGAGCCGAGTGGATCGACGTATGGGGCGGCCCTAGCGGTCGCGAGCAAACTCGAAGCTTCCGGGTAGCACGGGTAGCGCGAGTGCACTACAAGAACATCACCGGCCGGAACCTTCTACAAGAGAGAAGGGCCGGATAATGGAGTTCAAGTACGACGACGGTGGCCGGCAAGACGCCGGCTACCGTGGCCCTAGTCGGGGAGATTGCGTCATTCGAGCGATCGCGATTGCGACCGGGAAGCCCTACAAGAAGGTACTCGCCGAACTCTACGATCGTCACAAGAGACACGGGATCCCCTTTCACCCAAGCCAAGGGACTTACCCGCTGGCTTACGGGCCGTACCTAAAGTCTCTAGGCTTCGAGTTTGTAAAGATCGAAGGCAAGGCCCGCTTCCGGAGGGACAACCTTCCCAAGCGCAAGATCCTAATCGTCTCGATCTCGCGACACTTGGCCGCGGTTATGGACGGAGTTCTACGGGACACTTGGGACTCAAGTAAAAACGGCGACGCGCTACTAATTGGTTATTGGACGAAAAGTCGAAGATAGTGCCATAATGGAATAGTTCATAGTTGTTCTTTCCTTCTTGGTCGAGGGCCCGGGATCTCACCCCCGGGCCCTTTCTTATGACTCGCGTGACAAGGCTCCGATTAGACTAGATCCTAGATTGAGCGTCACCGCCGTCTATGTTTTGGTTGAGCGTCACCGCCGCCGAGAAAATCTAACTAATTATCGAGAGGATAAAATGTCCGAGTTTATCAAAACTCAGGAGGAGATCCGCGCGAACCTAACCGAGCAAATTCGCGAGGTTATCGACTCGGCAGAAGCCGAGGGTCGTGGAATTGACTCCGAAGAGAAGCAGAAGATCGACCGTATCGAGGCCGACATTACCCGCGCCGACGAAGCTATTGCTATCGCCAAGCGCAACGAAGAGCGTCGTCTAGAGGCGTCCGTAGCCGCTAAGGGTTTCGTACCCGCCGTGGCCGAGGAGCGCTCTAACAGCGAGATCCTTCGGGAGCTTGCTATCCGTGGCGGAGCTCACACCTTCGAGAAGAGGGCAACCCTAGTACCAAGC